ACTCCAGCTTTGCTTCTTTGTATTTCTTTGTGTTCTTACTTTGTACGTCTATGAACCTTTGTGCTTCAAATACGTTAGGTTCAAGGATAGCAGTATGAAATAGCCACCCATCTCGTAAAGGCTGACTTTCTGGACTACCATACTTTAAACTGTATGAGTAAGTCTTTGGACTTGATAATAGTTGTTTAAGGCTACTGCTACTTAAAGCTAGTTTGTTTAACTCTCCATAGTAGAAAGTATCATCTTCCATCTTCTTTAGTAGTTCCTCTTTTTCGTAATTGTTGTTGTCTAATAATTTAATCATCTTTAAATGTTTTATACGTTAAATATAATGCTATTGTAAATACTAATATAGAAATGCAAGTCATAATCCTATCTTTAGTTTTAGTTTTAAATCTTCTATTTCTCTTTCTAGTTTCTCAACTTGTTCCTCAGACTTTCTTGCCCTTAGTACGGTTCTGTTTCTATCTGCTCTTAACTTACTTACTAGCTTGGTATTTATGTCGTTTTCTATTTGTAAGTTGTTATTATGTAAGCCTATGTGTTCTATTGCTTTTATGCAGTTCTTTAAGTCTTTGTTAGCTGGTTTGTTATCGTTCCAGTCTATTAACTTATTAGCTAACCAATTAAAGTATAGTTTATAGCTTTGTCTTTGTAGTACGTTCATAGGTAACGCATCTTTACTATCTTCCACCAAGATAAGTGCTGGTACTCTTGTTCTGTGTAAATGTGTACCCTATCGTTTATTGTGATAGCGTGTAATCCAGTTGCTAAAATTTTGTGTTCTTGTATCATTTTAAATCTTTTAATGTTTCTTGTATTCTTTCTATTAGTTGTTCGTTCTGCTCATTTACTTCTTTTATAGCAAAGTACAAAATACTAGGCAAATCAGATAATAAATTTTGTGCATTAAATACTACTTCATCATTTTCTGTGCATAGGTGTACTTCTCCATTAGAAGAGTAAATTGTATGCGTTTCGTGTATATAAGTGTTTTTCATTTTAATTAGTTCTAAATATATAATAATCTTCTTCGCCAAAAGTATATTCTAGTTCGCTACCATCATAACTAGAGAAAGTATGACCATAACCATCTACAAAACAATTATTCGCAGTTTCTTCCCAATCAATAGCTAACCAACTTGGTGCTTTTATATCATAACAATCTTCTGTTATTTCTTTTATTGTTTCTTTGTAGATATCCCATATTATATCGCTATGTATAAATCGGTATTCATTACCATCAATATCTATATAAAAATCATTATATGAGTTAAGTTCGCTTTCTAACTCTTTAACCTCATCTCTATTAACATCAAGTTCTAACTCTTCATTAATAAATTCTAAAATTTGTCTTTTAATTGTCATCATTTTGTTTTTATTTAGTATCATAATTATAACAAGCACTTGAGCAATATCCTCTGTAACTTGTGTTAGGTGCTTCGCAATGTGAACAGCATTCTTCTATGTCGCTTTCTCCTATTGTGTCTATTTGTTCGTAATAACTCATCTTAATTGTTTTTAGTTGTTAAAAAAATATCTGTGTCTATTTCTTGAAATTCTGCGTGTTCTCCACAATCAGAACATATATCTGTGTTCCATAATGGTAATGCATCGCAGCAGTTTGATTGTTCCATAATCTTGTTTTTAGTTTTTTGTTTTTAAATTAAATTCTTTTTCCACATAAAGGATACATTCTAGTATAAAATGCTTGACCTTTTTTTATTCTTTTTTTATTACTGAATATAATATCTTCCGTTGCAACATCATCTATTCTTCCATAATATCCTATTTCTTCTCTATCTGGTTCATCAATTACTATTGAACCAATATACTTTTCATCAATCATATATTCTAAAAAATAACCTATTTTCTTAAATTCTGACATAATCTTACCTTGATTTAAGTATTGATTTAATTGCAACAAGACGGTAATGATTAAACGTAGTGTAAGTTTGTTTTTCTAAAAAATAAAGCTGGTCAAACAAATCATTAGTTTTCCAATTCGAGTAAATTTTAATGTAATCTTGCATCTTATTTGTTTTTAGTTACTAGCTTCATTGCTAATAATACCCAAATATATAAAATGTTTATTAAATAACAAAAATTATTAACATTAATTTTTATTTATTATTCTAGCATCTTCTTCTTTAAGCAAGTAACAAGGCTTTAATAATTTCTTTTTTGTCCATAGTGTAGTATCTGGACAGTACATATCTTTCAGTTCTAAATCGGTTAATTCGTTAAGCCAAAACAAGTAGTTGTTCTTTGGGTCATTAACAAAATATAAAGCAACCTTACCAGTATCAATTAGCTTATCGTACTTAAACTTTTCTAGCATTTTAGTTTCATAGTACGTCTTGCGAAATTTCATCTCTATAACGCACTCTTGTCCTTTAGGTGTTGTACCTATGGCATCCCAGCTTTCAAAACTATTCCCAGTATGTTTTAAATCCCAACCATCATTGTTCAGTAGTGTTATTACTGCTTTCTCCCATTGATGTATTTTCTTTATCATTATTTTGTAGGTAATAAATGTAAGCAGCAATACGTTCTAATGCTTGTTCCAATTGTGAAACCTTACTTTTTAATAATTTGATTTCTTGATTTACTGTGTACTTCTTCTGTTTCATATCTTATCTAGTTCTGCTACTCTTTTTCTATATACCGAACCATTGCACGTACAAGGCTCATTGAATTTATGTTTGTAATACTTGGCGTGTAAAACGTTTATTAGCTTTACATACTTTTTTACCATCTTAGGTTTGTTAGCTATCTTTGTAAAAGGATAGGCATTCTCTTTAAAATCTTTCCAATCTTTTAAATCTTGTTCTTCCATTACCAAAGGTCTATTTTATTCATATCTTTTCTTCTTTTACCGCAACCACAATCTTTACCTAGCAGTTTGCTTACTTTCTTAACTAGCCAATGTATTCCAGTATAATAAGTTATAAAGTATATTAAATCTCCTAGCTTCATATCTCTAGTTTTCTTTTTATAACAACATAGTTATTTTCTTTTAGTAGCTTAATTGCTTTTTCTATCTTATCTTGTTGTTCTCTGTAATAGTTAAAAGTTTCGTTTTCAAATGCGTTTAATTTCATAATTTGTGTTTTAAGTGTTTAATTGTTTTTCTAAATGTATTATATAAGGAGTAATATCCTATATCTGTATCTCGTGATAGTTCAGCAATTTTCTTTCCCCCCATTATTATTTCAAATACTTTTTTGTCGTACCAGTACAACTGCTCTAGTTCTTTATCTAAGTTTTTCATCAGTTGCAACACATCGTACTTATCATCTTCTGCTTCATCTAGCTCTTTTTCTGGTACACCTATCTCCTCAATGTACTGCATTTTTATTTTATCCTTTTGTTTTATAAAATTAACATACGTTCCCCTAAGTTGTTTGTAAACATAGTAATAGTTTACCTCATCGCCATAAGTTGCATCTAAGCCTTTATCTAGTAAACGGTCTAGCTTTATGTAAACCTCTTGTACAATATCTTCTGCTACTGCTGGATTGCAACCAAATGATAATACTATTGATATCCAGTCGTTATGTTTTTCGTATGCTAATTTTAAAAACTCTTGTTTGTTCAAAATGGTACTTCTTGTTGTTGTATTCGACTTGGTTTAATTAAGTTTATACCATCTATCTCAAAGCCTACATTATTTAGTATGCTCTTTAGTCTTAATGGATTATCTAAGTTTGTAGGTCTTGCACCAGTATCTGTATCTTTTATCTTTCTAGTGTGTATCATACTATACATCCAATCGCTCTCGTGCTGGGTGTATCTGTGTAGACAATAGAAATTATCAGCACGGTTTCCGAATTTGCCTCCTCCTTCAACGTCGCTCATCATTGGTGGTTGTGGATGTCCAGCAAACTGATGACTGTCTTTATGCCTACGTCTTAATGCTTCTGTAACACAATGCATATTTAACCAAATACTAACATCGTTTTCTTTGCAAAATATTCTTAATTCACTTGCTGCTTGATAGTGGTACTCGTGTGAACTAATCCCTTTTAAAACGTTTCTATCCATTTTTAGTGAGTTGTATGGGTCTATCATAAAACCCTCATATTCCCAAGCGTTTTTTACGTGCTTTGCTAGGTTTAGTAATTCTCTATAAGTATAAAGGTCATTACTATAAATAAACTTAAAATGCTTGTTTACATACTCTGCTTGTTCTTGCATCGTATCTTCATC